AACACTCCAGCGTTAACAGAAATGCTGGCTCCTCCAGCCCATACAGCCTGCGTATTGGGACCATCGACCTGAGTCCAACCCGACAGCGAAGTAAGCTGCGTTCTGGTCCCCACAGCAACAGCGCCCGTACCCACATCTGCAGTCGCCACAGCCGTGGCAGTCGTAGAAGAAGAGTCCGTGATGACACACTGAACTTTGTGCAGACCAGGGCTGGCCGGAGTAAAGTTCGGGTTGCTCACCGTAGTGGACGAGAACTCGCTGGTGCTGGAGCTATTGTTAGGTCTGGTGCAGGTCCAAGCATACGTTGGAGAACCTGTACCGCCCGTAGGTGTAGCCGTAAGAGCCTGGGCTGCAAGGGTCGCTGAGTTAGCCAGTCCACCAATCGCCACGCTCAAGACGGTGCCAACGGTCTTAGACTGGGTGCTGGCGGCCGTTAGAGGCGAGCCAGACGTGCTGTCGGTCACTGTGCATGTAACAGCATACAAACCGACTCTGGCCGGCGTAAAGGTGGGGTTCTGTGCTGAAGCATTGGGAGTAAACTCGCTGGTGCTCGCTGAACCATCAGGACGCACGCATGTCCAAGCATACGTGTACCCAGCAGTGCCACCAGAAGCGGATGCTGTTAGGTTCTGTGCATTTAAGTCAGAGCGAGCAGCAAGGCCGCCCGTTGTCAGTGTAAGGTCGCCTGTTCCGCCGCCGCCAGTAGCGGTAGGTCCGAACACTCTTTTGATTCCCATGCTACCTCCTTTTCTTTGCTGCGCTGGCTCGTTTGCCTGCGCTTTTTTGAGCCTGCCGTTTGCGCACTGCGCTCTTTGTCATCTGGCTCTTAGTCTTTGGTGTCTTGCTGCTTACCTTCTTAGTGGGCCGGCAGTATTGTTTTTGTTTGGTCTTTGCCCCGCATGCTTTGCCAGTGCGAGTGTCTTTCCACTCTTCTGCCTTCCAGCGCTTTAAACTGGCGCCCTTCTTGGTCTTTCGAACGTTACCCTTCTTCTTGCGGCACTTAGCAATTGCTTGAGATGCGCGAGCTGAAGGAAACTTCTTATAACTGGCTTTGGCTTTCTTATAGCATGCGTCTTTTGGCATCAGCGTCTACTCTTCTTGCCAGCACACTTCCAGCGCTTTCGGGAAAGCCTGAGAGGGCTATTAGGATTCTTGGCTGCCTTTGGGCTCTTCTTCATCTGACCCGCGCTGCGAGCACAGTAAGAGTCGCCCTTCTTCGTTCCTGCTTTAACGCGAGGACCACCGCCCTTGGCTTTACCTGCTTGGCCATAACTGACACGACGCTTACGCCCCGTCTTCTTGTCTCTGTAGACTTTGACCTTGGCTTTGCCTTTGGCTGGCTTAGGCATCACTCCCTCCAGGAGACTTCAACAGAGTCCACAGTCACAGTTCCTGCGTCTGTCTTGTACCAGATGTAGATCTGGTCTGAACTCGAAACATAATCAATCGCCAGGTCATACACCGCAGCTCCGACCGTTGCCGTGGTTACCCCTGTAGATAAATCTGCCTCGCTGCTGGGAATGATGATGCTGTCACCATTAACATCGGTGCTAATCTGGATGCTAAGCTTGGCAGCGCCACCAGCAATCGTCTTAACCTTGACATAGACGCCACTCAGAATGGCCCCTACGCGAGTAGGGTCTGCTGTGGTTCTGAGCCTTACACTGCTGTACTTAGCGGCATTATAAGAAGTGCCGACAGCGGCCACGTCAGTGGTGCTGGACACTTGATGAAGGAAACTTCCTACCTTTGCCATTCTACTTCTCCTTCCTGGCTGGGTGAGTCACTGTTGCTAATTACTATATACTATACGACACAGTGTCTCACTCTCTTTCCACAGGCAACGGCTTCTTCAGGCCTTGTAATTGCCGCTGGGATTCTTTGAGGTACAACTGCTCAGCGCCCTTGCGCGTAACTCCAGTAACTGGAGTCTGTACACCTAAATAATAACCCAAAGGATTCACTGCTTTAGCGCGCTCAGAACTTAGGTTTTCTGGATCCAAATAAGATTGGAATGTTGTGCTGTAATCTGCAAGGGCACGGTCTAAACGGTAAAGCATCAGCATGGCTGATGTTGTTGTAAAGAGGGTGCGCGACAAGTCATTGCCGAAACGATATTGCAAGCCGTCTGGTGTTGTGGGGTTAATCATCTTTTCTTGTGCTTCAAGGCCACTTATGGGCACCCATCCAAACTTGTCAGCAACACCGCCAAGGCAGTCAGAATCAAAAGCCGTAGCGCAGAAACCTGCTGCTTGAACATACTGATACGGAACACGACTTTGGGGGGCTTCTTTATTAGACCGCATCCGCAAATTTTGTTTCAACAATTCAAACACTTGTTGACCAGCATACCCTGTAAACCTGCGGGCATACAATTCCAAGAATGCTTCCACTCCAGCGTCAGAAGAAATAACGTCAACCAAAGTGCCCAAAGAAGCAATTGATTCCAAAGGAGGCACAGATGGGCCAACTGTTGCAATTGCCTGTGTTCCGAACTGCTCAGGATTAGAAACGTATGCTCTTGTTCTAATATAGTCTGGGAACATAAACTCTTTCAGTTTCTCATCATTAGTATTTGAAAGCCGAATAAGGCGATGCAGATTTTGTAATCCTCCTGGCCGCAAAGGAGCTGTCATTGTTTCCGTAAACATCTTGTAAAAGAAACTAAAGAACACGGCATTACGAGCAAGGCCTTGACGAATAGGCTGGGGAATATCGTTATAATCTAAGCCAACATTGTCCCCGATAATCCTTGCTTCTCGTGGTGTGTACCCTCTTTTCATTGCCTCTATAAATACAGACTCCCGAAAAGCGCGATCCGTAGTCAAGCCCCCATAGTTCCAATAGTTTCGCAAGTCCCGATTGCGGCCAAGAGTTCCTGTAACCAAAGTATCCATTCCACCTAAAGGCTGGAACAATGCGTCTCGCCCAGCAGCAAACTGAATCTCCCGAATTATGTTGTCGCCAAGTTCATAAGTGACTTGGTTGGCAAAGTTTTGCTCTTTAGCCATCTGAAAAACATCAGCCTTAGAGTACACGCGGCCATCTCTTGTAACAAACCTGTTTGGAATGCCATACAACATAGGGTCTCTTGCGCCAGGCCGGACCGTGCGCATAGCGTTAGCAAACTTTTGTATGCCGCCTTGCCCAACCCTCATGTAGTCAGCAGGACCAGAGCGACCGACAAACTGAAGAACTTCTTTTGCCTTCTCAGGCATTGCCTTTGCCAAGCGGCGGGATGTTTCTCCCAGTGACCTTTTGTTCATTAAAGCAATTGTGTCGCTTAACCGAAGACCTTCAGGCAGCAAAGAAAACACAGACGCAGGAATCGCCCTCATGGTTGTAGCCCCAAATCCGGGTATTGTAATTGAACCCATCAACGGAAGCGTCCCAATGTTTACGCCCAAAAAGCGCATCGTTGGCGCAAGTAAAGGACCTCCTAATAGCCCAGATGTCACTTGCCTCCGGCTTTTGTGCGTAAAATCAACAAAGCTGGAAAACACTCGTTCAAGTTGGCCAAGCTCTTCTTGATTAAACTTGTTTGTTACTTGACTAATAAAGTCTTGGTCCTTCCAGGCCTGCAAACCTTTCTGTAAGTCTCTTGGCATCATCGCAAAAGAATCATCCAGCTGCTGCAATTGGAAGCGCAAAGAGTCTGAAGTTGCTTCAATGCCCTTCATGCCAACGCCCCCAGTCGTCATAAACTGAGCATTAAGGTCTCTAATTGAGTACCCTACACGACTTTCTACTAAGCGTCTCGACATGTCGTCAATCTGTGCTTCTGTCGGAACAGGCTCATCAAACCCTTTTTGTTTCAATGATCGAACAGATTGACGCGCATCTTCTAATTCGTTGTCCAGAAGCTCAATCTCTAACTTTGCATCTTGGCGAACAGAATCAAGAGCCGCGTTGCGCTCATCTGTAAGCCTTTGAACTTCCAGATCTTTTGCTGCGCGCAACTCTGCAATTGCTTCCTTTGCATCAGCGTCCAACTTTGCGATGTCTTCTGCTTGTTTGGCGCGAATTTCATCTAATGTAATTTCAGCCTGCAAGCGCCGCTCCACATCAGCTACTGCCTCTGCGTCCACCAAGGCATCAATCTCATCTTCAAGAGCCTTAATTTGTGCTGCTGTTTGTTTGCGTAACTCCTCAATCTTAATTTCTGTAGACAGCCTGCTCTCTACATCCATGACATCCAGTTCATCTTTCAACTTGCCAAGCTCAGAATCAATCATCTCAACGCGCTTCTTAGTTGCCGCGTCTGCTTCTGCCACAGCAGCATCCCGCTGGGCTCGTGTTGTTGCCTGGGCTTCCTCAGAGCGTTTCTTTGCAGCGTCCTTTGCTGCATCGCGAACACCCTTCATGTAGTCTCTGCGACGCTTAATATCTGCTTTCAGCGCAGACTTTGCTTCCGTTGCCCTCTTTAAGTCAGATGCTTTTCTGCCCTCATAAACTTTTACGCGCTGCTGCGTTGCTTGAAGAAAGGCTTCTGTGCGCGTTGTAAAATACTGGTTGCTCTTTAATGCTGCTCCTTCTTCAACAGACTTCATGTTGCCTATGAAAGCGTCAGTAATATCTCCTTGCAACGCCACAGCATCTTCGTAAGATGTCCTTTGTGCCCTTCTTAAATTAGATGTCTCTACAACTATTGCATCTGCCGTTTCGTCAATAAGATTCTCAATCTCATCTGTGGCTCTCTGCACAACGCGAGACAATTCTTTGGCCTCTTTGGAACTGCTGACACCTTTGCGCAGCTTCTTTAGGGCTTTCTTTTGAGCCTTGCGTGCTGAGGCAATGCCTTCTTCTTTAATTACATTGATTTCATCTACTATTTTTTCAGATGCTTTAGCGGCAGCTTTCCGCTCAATCATGTATGCAGCATGCGCTGAATCTGCAGCTCCAACGTACTCTTTAAAAAGATTGTTAGCTGCTTTGGCTCCTGATTTTGACGCAAGCTTAAACGATTCCAAGACATCACGGGCTCTTGATCCCTCGTAACGAAAGCCTGTGACCACCTTCTGGTATGTAGACAAGTCTTGATTGAAGCCCTTAGTCATGGCTTCGCGAAGCCCTTCTACAGCTTGATCAAAATCTACTTGTGCCTGTTGGTCTGCAATGTCTTCTTTGGCTGCCTTTAATTCATCAGTGTAATCTTTGTAGGCAGTGCGCAAGTCTGCATCAATAATGTCATTGTATACTTTAGACTTCTCTTCAAGAGATGCTGCTGCCTCCTTGTATTCATTTTGAATTGTAGCCAATTCAGCATCGCGACGAGCCAGTTCTTTGGTAATCTGGTCTTTAGCTTTCTTTTTAATGGCGTCTTGTTTTGAAGTGTCTTCGCGTAAAGCTTTCTTTTTTTCTGCAGCCTGCTTGCGCTCAGACTTTAAGAGTTCATCAGCCTCTTCAGCCTCAATTAGTCTTTCCAGTTCTAAATCTACTTCCCGGACATCGCGCTGAGTACGCAATTCAGAAGATAATTCTTTTGCTGCAGCCTTTTCTTCTGCAACCGCCCTGGCTCCCTCGTCTGACTCAACCATTCTTTCAAGGCGAGTCTCTTGCTTTTCAATTTCTGCAGCATCGCGAACTGCCGCTTTTCGAGCAGACAATTCTTCTTTGGCCAATTCAACCTGGAAATCGTAATCAAAGCGAGTTTCTATAATTGTTTTTGTTGAGCGGCCTCTTTCAATATCAAGGAGCTCTTCTCGCATAGTTCTGATTTCTGCCTGAGCTTCGCGAATTGCATCACGCTTCTCTTTCAGTAAATCTGAAGCTTTATCTACCTCTGCTCTCTGTGCGCTTCTGGCTTGCTTTCTAAGCTCTCTTAGAGTGGCTTTCTCAATGCGCTGCTCTCCAAACAGATCCTGCGCTACTTTGCGAATAATGTCGTTGGTGTTTGTGCCATTGGGGACAATCTTCCCTTCATAAAGTACACGCAAGTATGTGCTTACGGCTTTGTCAGATACTGCATCAAACACAAACCCAGGATTCTCGTCAATAAAGCTTTTGATCGCTTTCTCAACAGCAGGCTCTTGCACCACCTTCTGAATGGTATAGGCAATTAAAGACTCAGTAAGATTCTCGCTCTCTCTTACAGGCTTGTTCTTGGCTGTATCTTTGTATACTCCGCCCGTTTTTCTGCGCCTGTTAATCAGCTGCAGCCTATTGTTAGGCAGTGCCCCCTCTAATACCTCATCAGCTTTTTCTACAACGTAGATTAAAGGGTCTACTCCATCAGGTATTTTTAAGCCCTTGTAGGCGCGCGCAAGGTCTAATGGCATCTCATTACCATACAGGACTTTAAGGACGCCAAGAACCCCTTCTTTGTCGTTATTAACAGCCCTTCGGAAAGAGTCTGCAAGATGCGCCTCTGGATTTCCAGAAGCAATCATCTCATCTAAGAAACGTTGTGAAGGGTCCCTCATTTCCGCAATCATACGATCTTGAAACTTCTGCACAGAAATAGGCTGATTGTACAGAGTTGGATCAGGATTCTTTAGAAAGTTTCTACGAACATTAAAGATGGCTTCCCGAGCAGCTCTGACCAAAGGCATTCTTCGCTCTGGCGGCTTAGTAGAGCGCTGATGTGTCTTGCGTGAAACATAGGTAGGTTGGACCGCATAATCTTTAAACTCTTCTCGCAAGAAACTGTCTGACAAAGCTTCATCTACGCGCATCTTCTCGTTCAAAGTCAAAGGCTCGTCATTACGCAACTTCTCTGTGGTGCGCTTCCAAAACCTGCTCCTTGCAACTGCCGATGGTGACAACTCTGTTGTCACCCTGTCTGCAACCTCTTGTGAATGCTTGTACCGATAAGAGCCTTCTTTGGTAACCTTTGTAGCAACGCCGCTTGGTGGTGTGTCTTTAGCAGCAATGTCCATGTCTTCTTGGTAGCGCGCATTGCGCCTTGCAAGAACCTCTTGCGCCTCATCGTAGCGTTCCGTTCTCACCAGGGTGTGACCGTTTATGTAGCGCCATGCGTCAGCCCCCGTAGCGGCAGCAATATTAGACTCCATCTGGCCCATCAGGTTCCTTGAATAGTACATCTGCTTGTACCGATTCATATGCACTGGGTGTGCCTGAAGTTCCTTCAAAAGTTTGGCTGAGCTTGTTTCAAAAAGCTTATCTAAAGTTACTACTTCATCAGTTGCTCGACCCACACCAGTAGCTTCTGGAAACTTTCGCTGCGTAGCAACAAGCACATCAGCAGCAGCCTCTCTTAAAGGTTTGGGGGCTGTCTCGTCAATCTGCGACGCATAACGCGCAAGGTTGCCTTGAACGTCATACGCATTGTTTCTAAAGGCCCCGTTCTCATCCGCGTTCTTAATAGACGCTTCAAGAGTCTCCTCTGCGTTGCCTAAATTGTCTGCATAGACCTGTGTCTTTTCAGATTGCGAAAGCTTTGCTTTGGTTGCTGACGGGTTGGTTACAAATTGATTTGCCACATCATCTGAGGCGCGAGCAGCCAGGTTGCTATGTGCTGCACTTAAATCTAAAGGCTCTCCCATCACTTCATCTACAGCTTCGTAGGCTCTTTTGTTTCGAATGGCCATAAGGGGACGCCCGTAAGCGGCTACATTAGCTGCTTTCTGCATCCCTTTAGCTTTCAATGCAGGAGATACAACGTCTGCGCTTACCCGGCCAATCCCTTTGGCCAAATGAGCTGCGCCACCCGTCAAAGGCATCGGTAGTCCTGCCAACAAACCTAAGTACATAGGCGCATTGTCAAAGCCGAATTTTTCATACAGCTTATAGGTGGCTGGCATCATCATAAAGTCGGTGCCCAGCCATTCCCCTTTTTGAATGGTCGTAGCCATGTCAATCATCATGTCACCGACCGGGGGTTGCATGTCTGTGCGTGCCGGGTCGTAACGCATCTCCATAGCAGGGATGCTGGTAGCCAATTCTGTATACAGGTCTGTGCCTTCTACGGCGGCCTTTGCAAGCAAGTCCTTTTGGTGTTGGCTAAGCCGATACTGCAAGTCAGTGGGATCAACCGGAACAAACTTTGTAGGGTCTTCTTCTGATGGTTTGGTCTTAAAGGTGAAAAGTATGTCGTTGAGCTTACGCAGCATGGGCTCCACGAGAAGGGTCCCGCCAACACGAAAAGCCACATCAGTAGTTGTCTCTGCGATTCGTTGTGCAGTCTCAACGTCTGCAGCAAACTCCTCAGTTTCTTCCAACTGCTCTGCAATCTTAGCAGCCTTGCTCCCAGGCAGAGGTACAGCGCCAGCACCGGGAAATGCCGCACCCCTTACAACGCTTTGCTTAGATACGGCCTCACCAAGTTCTCCTTCTAAACGCTTTTCTTCTTGCGCTGACCTGTAGGCTTTGATTTCTAAAGCAGCTGCTTCTTCTTTTGAAATGCGTTGCTTGGGCTGCATCCCTGTTTCTGTTTTTTCAAAAATGGGCTGGCGGCCAAAGGAGTTTAGTAGAAAGTCAAGCTTGTCACTAAATGGCGCGTCAACACTGGGGGCTTCTGTGCGCCGCAAGAATTCAATGTCAGTCTCAGCATCACCTGTAGAAAGCAGTCCCATCTGCCCAGACACTTGGATTTGTGACCGGCCAATAGCTTTCTTGGCTAAGTCTTCAGGAACCCCGTAAGCAGATTTGGCCAGATCAAACTCTGACAACGTTCTCTCAGGCTGCATTGCTTGCAGACCGCCCTTCTCTGGAAACTCATTTTTTAAATACTCAAGCGCTAAGTCTGCTCGCCCTGCGTCATAATAAGTGTCCACTAAAGCCTGATGATGCGCCTCAAGGCTTTCGTAAACAGGCTTCAATTCAGAAGGAATCTTGGGGCTTGCCATGCTTACCTCTTTAGTCTTCTTGGTCCATGGGTTTGAATGTACCAGAAACTATACGCTGTGAATCCAAGTAATTTTTCTCAGTTTCCAACCTTTGTGCAAGAGCAATTTCTTCTGCAACACCTTCTTCCAGGACAGAAACAGTTTCTAATTCTGCCTGTTGTGCTGCAGGAATACCGACCGACTGTTGGCCTTGCTGACCAGACTGACGCATCTGAATATACGCTTGCACAATGTCATCAACGCTTGCTACACCGGGTTTTGCAGAATCCCGAGCAAATTGCAACAACTCAGCAGCATTTTTAGGTTTCATCATGCCTGCAATTTTTATAGCGCTGCTGTCTTCAGCAAAGCTTGGCTTGTTCCGCAAGTAATCATACACCAGGCCGTATACTTCTTTCTGATCAACATCCATGCCACGCATAGCGCGCAATTGAGCACGCTGGGCCCGAATGTTGGCAAACATAAGGCCAAAAGGCCGATAGCCAGGGCCCAGTTCAAACTCTAACTTGTTTGCTTTAGACTCTTGAAGCAACAGATCAGTTTTGTCTATGTCTTCAGACAGTCGATCAATGCCGCTTTGCAATTGACCATAAACGCGGGGGTCGTATCGTATCTGTTTTTCGCGAGCACTGGTGCTTTGAATAAGTTCCTCATCCTGAGTGAATCTTTCAGTAACTCTTTGGGCTTGCTGCCTTGCAGCGGCTTGCACCCCAGGTTTTGATTCTGCAGCAGTACCTTTAAACTTTAACGCGGCATCTGGTCTTAAGAACATGCCTTCCTCATTAACAATCAACTCAGGAGCTGTCTCACTCAAATGCTCATTCATAATGTTCATCACAGCTTTTCTTCTGTTTTCAGGAACCACCCTCATCATTTCAGGAACCATTTTTGCCATTTGCTCATATGCCTGGTTAAACTTACCTTCTCCTATTGCTTCCAAAACTCTTTGAGAGTGCGCAGAGGCAATCTGTGAGTCAAGAATAGACATTCCTTGTTCAGGTGACGTAAAGCCAAGGCTTTCGTAGTTGTCGGAAATTTGCCTGTAATCTTGCGGTGTTTCCAAATTCAAATACAGATTTGCTTTGCTACCAGCGCCGCCTCTGCCGCCAGCAGATACAGGCTTGTCTGTAGTTTGCACTTTATTCATCATGCCCTGGGCGGTCTTTAAAGTAGATTCTTGCCCAAGGGTTAATGTCCCCAGTTCACGCATTTTGGTGAGTTCTCGAATTAGCTTTGTTTTCTCTGACTGCAGATCTAACAGCTTCTTTTCAAGGTCTTTTTCTTCTTGCTCTTGAGCGGCAACAGCCTTCTCGTGCATATCCAGACGCGTAGTCAGGTAGGCTGTTGTGTAAAATCCGAGGTTACGCATGTCAGCCTCCTGCAAACAACATTTTCATAATTCCAGTCGCTTGCTGTGCCATGTTAGCGTCTGGGTTTTCTGTGTCGTATTCTGCTAAGCGTGCCTGCAATTGTTGATCACGAGCAACAGCCTTAGCAACAACCAATGAGTTTTCAAAATTATCTTGTGAGCGCTGGGCCGCTGCCTTTTCGTTTGCCGCAATCATCTGTTGAATGCGGGCTTCCTCGGCACGGCGCTCTTGGATGTCTGCTGCGCTGATCTCTTTAGACACGTCACGAGCGGCTTTCTGCTGCTGTTCCTCGCGACCCAACAACATCCTGGCAGCAATAGCCGCGTCGTCTACTTGCGGGGCTCCAAGGGCCTCTTGCTCGCGCATGATGGCACGCTGGGGATCCATAAGTTGCTGCTCAAGAACAGCCCGCTCTTGGTCAGTTAACCCAAGAGTGCCCATCTCCTGACGACGCAACAAATCAGCAAGTTCTGCGCGTGAGCCCTGGGTCTGAATAAGGTTGCGAATCCCTCCTACAGTAGCTCCTGCAACAGCGCCAACCGCTGCCCCAGGTAGGCCAAATGATGCACCCAAAGCAGCGCCACGACTTGCACCTGTGCCAGCTCCAGAACCAAATGCTTGGCGCCGTAGTTGTTTCTCTTGTTCTGTCGCCATTACAACCATCCCTCTACTGAGATTGACCAGTGTATAAATTTGACTTTAGCGCCATTGGTTTTGCCTACCAGCGCAATTCTCCATGACCCTGCAGCTACATTGTCTTTCAAAAAAGTTCCCATTTTAGGAAACCTCTTCATGACATATGCCTCACTTGTACTGGTTTGCCCGCCATGAGTAATTAATCGCCGGTCTTCTTCTACCGTGGCAATAGGCAAAAACTCTTTCTTGACTGTGTCTGAACCATCCAACCCATTGTTTATGGCGTTCACGTCTAAAGTTTGATTCCACATGACCAAACGAATGCTGCCCAAGGAAGTTCCATCGCCGCTAACGCTGGTGTTAATAGAGTCGTCTTCATGCACAGCTTCTATGTGAAAATGCACCAGCATAGTTGATAACTGCCTTGGAACCGACACAACCAACATTGTGTTTGGAATAAAGTTAAACTGACTGTCTTGCAACGTCAGCCCACCGCCCTCATTTCTGCAAGTGTTATATCGCGTAAAGAACGTAACTAATTCACGCGGAGCAGTGCGAACTTTGCCGCCCTGAATGCCACTTAAAAGATTCATTGTGCCCGTTACACCATTGTAACGACCTGCCATAAGTTGACGATGCGATACCCAGTCAATGCCATAGTCACTGTCCAGCACTTCACCGTTAGTGTACTTTCGCATGCGGCTCAAATTGGTGTTTAAAACAGCATCATCAATAACGCCTGCAGTAATTGTGACTGGAATGTAAGCCATCAGGACCCTCGGGTGTGAACCGCGCACAAGTATACGCGACGCAAAGTAATGTCAGCCTGAGCTGCACCGCCCCCAGGAGCAAAGATGCCGCCTACATCTGCAATGTGCGACACAGGAGGAGACGCCCCGTTATTCATGCTTTGGAAAATGCCGCCTAAGACAAGCCGGAAATACCGGTACTGAGCGCTACCTGCTGTTGGCCTGTAGAACCATGCGCTGCCAGTCGTGTAGTTGTCGGCCCCTGTGGTGGCATAATCATACAAGACATTTTGCGTTCCAGTGCTGCGGTCTACATAAAACAACACATGGGGAATTGGCATAAATGCTCGGGCTGTACTGGCATTGGCTGGTATAGGAAGCATTTCAGTGGTTGTTACACCAATTGTGGTGTTAGCAAAGTCGCCTTGATTGGGGACATTAGACCAAGCGGAGCCGTTGGTTGACCACTGCAGCCAGACTCCCCAAAAGGTTTGAGAGGGCCCAGTGTAATTCCCAGACGTATATGTCTCGTCAGCTGTGCGCCCTTGGTCAATGACCTCAATATTCCAGTACACTCGGACTACATCATAGTTGTTTACAGTCAACAGCGAGCCAAGATCAAGCACTAAGTCTTGAGCAGCGCCTGAGCCGTTGTCCTGCTGAATCACGTAGGGTGCTGTCCCGCTATTCGTTTTTGAAACGTAGTTATGCGTAAACGATGTTGCTACACTGGTCTCGCGCCCCGAGGCTTTTACCATGCTGCTTGTGCCGTCTAATTGCCAAAGATCCACTGCTTCAGAGCGAACGTTCTCATCGTTAAGTTGGCCGGTCTGCGTCTGCACATCTGTAAACTTTGTATTTGTGCCAGCAACCTGAGCGGTCTCGCCAGCAATAAAGTTACTGTTTAAAATAGTAGCCATTAGCGAAACCTGTTGAAGAGGGCCAAGGAAATACCATCAAAGTAAAACTGCGGATCCGTGCTCGAATCATCAGATGTGCTGTTGCTTCCCATGGGGCTAAAAGACCAATGCACGCCTACACTCACATTGCCTTCTGCTACTGGGGTTGACCCTACGAGATAAAGGCTGTTGATGAAAGTCAAGTAACCACCTGGTGTTTCAACAATTGGAACACCGTCTACAGTAATTTTAATCTTGGCTGACTTAGGAAAGAAGGTTGCGTTTACTGGGTTAATGTACAAAAATCCTCGCAACTCAACCTGCAAAATCCCCTCTTTGCACTTCAAAGATTGGGTTCCAATCTCTACGTAGCCTGAACTGTAGTTAGCATACGTCATGCCGCCAAAGCA